ATATAACTCATATAACAACAATCAATATAACAATCAATATAGTAATAATACCCAAAATACTCAATATAACAAACCAAGAAATAATTCACCAGAAATTTATGCAGAATTTCAGATTAATGGTGGAGCCAAAGCAAATCCTGATAATTTTTAACAACACACATATCTCCATATGAAACTAAATGAAATTAAAACTATGCAAGGCACGTATGTTGGACTACGTGTTCTTCCAGAGTCAGCAACAAAAATCAAACAATTCTGTGAACAAAACGGAATTAAGATAGACACTTCTAAATTCGAAGACGAGCTACATACAACGGTGATCTATAGTCGAAAAGTTCATAACATTCAACCTGAACCATTGTGTGTTCATGCATGTGAATTTTTAGATTTTGAAATTTTTTCAACAGACGATGGAAAGAAGGTTCTTGTTATACGTTTAAACGCACCGTCAGTTGTTGCGCGACATTTAAAACTGATGGCTGAACATGACGCAACCTATGATTTTCCAGTTTATCAGCCACACGTTTCATTGTGCTATGATTATGAAGGAGATGTAACAGGTCTTCCACTTATTGATTTTCCAATTTTTCTTGGCAATGAGTACGTTGAACCTTTAGATTTAGATTGGGGGAAATAAATTTCCCCATCTTTTGTTTGCTATAAAATGAAGGCACGTAGTAGTTTTAGTTACGATGAGTTACACTTTAACCTGAGTTTTAAAGCACAGGTTGTTGTATAATTTCATTTATGAAAACGAAATTCAATCTTTCTCGCTGGGTAAGTCTCTCAGAACAACAGTTGGCAGTCATTCGCTGGGTATATGAGGGAACTGGTTCATTGGAATTGTTGGCACGTGCTGGGTGTGGGAAAACATTCACGTTGATGAAAGTAGTAGCCGCTATTGCCGAAGACAAGCTCGGCGATGTTGCTCTCATGGCCTACAACAAGAAGATTGCTGATGAGCTTAAGCAAAAACTAGATGAAGCTGGTTATGATTGGCGCGTCGCTCAAGCCGGGACAGTTCATTCATTTGGCTTCGCGGCTTGGAGAAAGGTTGCCCCTCGTGTTCAAATTGATGACAAGAAGCTCATCAACATCATTCGTGAGCTGGCATATGAACCTGATAATTTCATTATGCAGCAAGCCAGTGATACTGTTGCTAAGCTTTGCTCTCTTGGCAAACAGCGAGCAATAGGTCATCTCTATCCTATCGATGACACATCTGTTTGGATGGAAATTTTTGACCATTTTGGTCTAGAAAATGATATCACTGAGGACACGGATCCAAATGAGATTATTCGGGCAGCCCAGCGTGTGTACCGTATCTCTTTGAACCAGTGCCGTGATGTAATTGATTTTGATGATATGATCCTGGCTCCATTGGTTTTTCGTGCCCGCTTTTGGCCTAAGGATTGGGTTCTATTGGATGAGTCTCAAGACACTAACCCAGCCCGCCGTGCACTGGCTCTGGCCATGCTAAAACCAAAGACTGGCCGCATGATCTTTGTTGGTGATGATCGTCAAGCTATCTATGGCTTTACTGGTGCTGATTCTGACTCGATGAAACAGCTTAAGGAAGTGACAGGTGCTATCACTCTCCCACTAAATGTTACGCGTCGTTGCCCGAAAGCAGTAGTTGCTGAAGCACGAAAGTTAGTACCGGATTTCACTGCTCATGAGGATGCTATTCAAGGTGTTGTTCGCACCATTGAGTACGCTGACTTGGACAAGGAAGGTCTTAACAAGTTCGATGCAATTCTCTGCCGCAATACAGCTCCACTAGTGCAGACAGCTTACACGCTTATTGCAAAAGGAATTGCATGTCGAGTGGAAGGCCGCGAAATTGGTAACGGTTTGGTAAAGCTGGCACGTCGATGGAAGATTAAAACTCTTAATCAGCTTATTAACAAGTTGGAAGACTATCAAGCGCGGCAGACAGCTAGGTACATGAGTCGTGGTCAAGAAGATCGTATTGAAAGCTTGATTGATCAGATCGACTGCTTGCGGGTTGTGATCAATAAGTGTCTTGAAGAGAAGAAGAACACCGTTGACGCTCTCGTTTCAGATATTGAGAACATGTTCGGTAACACAAAAGAAGGTGAAGAACCATCAGTTCTGACTCTTTCGACAATTCATAAGTCTAAAGGGCGCGAATGGAAACGTGTTTACATTCTTGGCAGATCACGCTTCATGCCAAGCCCTTATGCTAAACGAGCATGGCAACAAGCTCAAGAAGTTAACCTTGAGTACGTCGCTATTACCCGCGCTATGGAAGAACTGATTGATGTTCCATACACCGCTTGAGCTAGAAAGAATTTTCTAGTTAGCTTGTTTATTGTGCCAATCTAGTTTTATTAAAACGACTTTATGCGTTAGCTTGACAGATTAGAAGTTTACGGCTAACACATTACATAATATAATAACTTTATTGAAAGGATTGTTATGTCAAACAAGAGTGTGGAAAATATCAGTGACGATCTTGATCCAATTCTAAATGAATTGGCAGAGAGTGTTTCATCTGTTTCTGATTCAGTAGATCAAAGTGAAGATCATGCCATGTTCATCCTAGGTGTAAAATATATGAATGAGGATAGTAAAGATGGTGAAGGCGTGCAAACATACATTAACGTAGGTGGGTATTTTGGTATTCTCGAAGAAGGATTGTATGCTGAGTTGATGGATCAGGTAAAAAATGGGCATTTAGGACTCTTCACAACTATTCGTAGTGTAGTGCGTGATATTGAAGAGGAATTAGGTATTTCACCAGACGAGGAAATTCAAGATGAAAACACTCCCTCCACCTATCTGCACTAACCCAAACCGCATTGAATTGGATGAGGCCTACATGCAAATGGCTGAGATTTGGGCTAAACGGTCAAAGGCAAATCGTAAGCAAGTGGGGGCTCTTATTGTAAAGGATCGTCAAATCATTTCTGATGGATATAATGGCATGCCAGCAGGAGATGAGGATGATGTGTGTGAATTTTATGAGAACGTTTCTTCATCTATTGGCACAGAACCAGAATGGGTTTTAAAAACTAAACAAGAAGTTTTGCATGCAGAATCCAATGCTCTTGCTAAGATTGCTGAAAACGGCGGTGTTGGCGCTCAAGGCGCAACCCTTTATGTGACCATGTCTCCATGCAAAGAATGCGCTAAGCTTATTAAGCAAGCTAAGATTAAGCGTGTAGTATATCGTGAGCAGTATCGTGACACTGATGGAATTGATTTTCTAGTAAAACGTGGTGTAATTGTTGAACAATTGAAATAAAAGCATAATTCATCCAATTCGTATTTTTAATAGGAGAATATCTTGATTGATTATGATACAAGTACTGATTTTCTTGGGATGTCTAATATTCTGCGTGAAGCACGAATTCCACGAGAATGCTTTGATCCTAAAAACACCGCACACCTGAAATCATTGAAAATGTTTCTTGACACAGGAAATTGGGGTGAAATTCAGTTTTATGCAGAAGCACCATATGTTACAGTACCAGAGACTGTGCTACGAAAGGTGGCACAGGCAGCTCTTAAAGGTGAATGTGCTACTATTGAATGAAAACTGAACTAAAAGATCGTGTTCTCTTCTTTGACGGGACAAGTCAGGTTACCCCTGATCTTGTTCCTGATTTACTTTTGGCAGGCGTTCCAATCAGTAAAATTGCTGTCACAGAAGAAGATGATGAGGTAAAAACATTCAATCTTATCTCTGATGATGAAACCATTTTGGTAGGCCATGAAGTGCCTGCTAACTTTGATTTAACTTGGAACATACCTAAAAAGTATGATGAAATAAATCTTTCAGAGCATTTGCATAAAATTCTAAGCACTAAATTTCCAGATCCTGAAAAACGGATTCATTATGCAAAACGTTTAGATGAAGAAATACATGAAATCCAAAAGCGTGGATTAGATAAGCTTATAAAGGCTTTAATTTTTGTTGTTGATAAGTTCAACGAATCAGGAATAGTGTATGGTGTAGGTCGCGGATCATCTTGCGCTTCACTCGTGCTGTTTCTAATTGGCTTGCATATGGTTGATCCAATTAAATACAGAATTCCAATGACTGAATTTTTCCATGACTGAGAGAATGATTACGCCGGCAGCGTAATAAATATACTATGCATCAGAACTGATGTTAACTAATATTTATCATATATACTTACTTCCATGGAGAATTTTTAATGAGTAGAAAAGCACGAAGCGCTCGAGGCGAGATAGTTGATTTTGACCTTTTAGCTATTAAGCAGCAACTTGCAGCAACTCCTGTTCCTGTAAGTGTTGATGCACGGCGCAAATTTATTGATGAAAAAGATGGGCTGAAGGCAAAAACTGCTACTCCAATTCCTGATGCGCTGACAATGGCAGTGGAAGCAGCCGAAGCATCAGAACAAGCAGCACAAACAGAAGATTAATTAAAATCTAATACGATCTTAATCTTTATAGGAGAAAATTTATATGGCGCTAAAACCGCTCGGAAAATCTTTTTTGTTCTCTTTTACCAATGAAACTACTGGTGGTATGTTCATTGAAAAGAACAGCGGTCGCATCATTCTAACTAATCAAGACCTTAGTGAACAGGGCAAATACGCTCGTTGGGGTAAGGTTGTTGCTGTTGGTGATGAAGTTACTGACTTTGGCGTTGGTGACTATGTTCTGATTGAAGCTTTACAATGGACTACAGAAGTCAAGTTTGAAGGACAAAGCTATTGGAAATCAGATGATTCAAAAGTAATCGCTATCGGAGAGGATGAGAGCGTAACTTATGCTTATTAAGGAGACATATGCTCTTTGCACTATTAGTTCTCGCAACAGCCCTCTTTATTGAGGGTATTGGTACATACATTTCTATTTTAGGTCTTTCAGCTCTTTTTGCTGGTAGTCCTGTTGTTATTACAATGGCCGTGGCGCTTGACATCGGTAAAGTTGTTGCTGTATCTTTCATGTACAAGAATTTAGCCAAGATCAGTTGGTTTATGAAAGTGTACATGACAATTGCGACGCTAGTGCTGATGACTATTACGTCAGCGGGGGTGTTTGGTTATTTGTCTGGTGAATTTCAAAAAGCTATAGCTGGAAATAATCAACAAAACGTAATAATTACTTCTCTTGAGGATGAGAAGACCCGTCTTCAAGCTCGAAAACAAGAAATTGACGCGCAGATCGCAAACCTTCCTAGCAATTCTGTTAGCAGTCGTGTCAGGTTGATGAATCAATTTAAGGATGAAATAACGCGCATCAATAATCGTCTTGCTAAGATTGATGAAGAACTTCCAAGCTTACAGGTAAATGTAATTGGGCAGAACGTTAAGATTGGTCCTATAATGTATTTGTCTCAGGCATTTAATACTACTCCTGAGCAGGCAGTGAAATGGGTGATTTTAATTATAATCTTCGTGTTTGACCCGTTGGCAGTGACGCTTCTTGTTGCCGGCAACTTTCTTATTACGCAACGAAAGTTAAATGAACAGAAGCCTGACACAAATTGTGAGGATTTAAAGTCAGATAATTTAATTAAGTCTGAACAGCCAAATGAAGCTGTGCCTCTTCATAGTGAAGAAGTTACTAATGAAAAGCGACAGGAAGCAATTGACACTTCTATTGTAGATGAGCCAAAACCTATAGATGCTGAAAAAACAGAGCCTGAACCAGTAAAAAACCAAGTGGAAAAAGAGATTATTACCTTAAATCAGATTAAGAAGTCTGCCCCAAAGTCAGCGCCAAGATCTTCACTTGAAGATATTGACAGCAATAAGGGGGATGTCAACATAGGTAGTGAATTTCTTTCTAATAATTCATCCAATTTAAAGAACGTATATTTTGAAGATAATTCAAATAATACTGTGGTTGTGGGTGGGCCATCAGGTAGAACACGCTGATTGAAGTTTTAAGGGACTGTTGCTTATGTTATAATACATTATCAACAGTTCCTAACTTATTTTCATTATATGAAAACAACAATTTGGGTAGAGCGCTATCGTCCTAAATCTATCAGTGATGTTATTTTTCAGGATGACCGCCAGCGAAAACAGTTTGAAGCTTTTATTGAAGCTGGAGACATTCCACACTTGTTCTTGACGGGTGTTCAAGGTACAGGTAAAACTACAGTATCTCGAGCTCTCATTCATGATCTGAAAATTGATCCTTCAGATGTGTTGAAGATCAATTGTTCCGATGAAAAAATTGATGCTATGCGCAGCAAAGTAACAAGCTTTGCGATGAGCATGCCGATTGGTAAGTTCAAGGTGGTACGACTTGAAGAAATTGATTACCTATCTCTTGATGGTCAAGCTCTTCTTCGTTCCCTTATTGAGGAAGCTTCTGGGTCTTGCCGCTTTATCGCGACTTGTAACTACGCCAACAAGGTTATTCCTCCGTTGAAATCTCGGTTTCAAGAGTTCTATTTCAAAGCTCCTGATAAAGAAAAAGTCGCTCTTCGTGTTGCTGAAATACTTGACATTGAAGGTATTGACTATGAGCCTGAAGATCTTCTCACTTACGTTGATGTTGGTTATCCTGATATTCGCAAGATCATTCAGTTGCTTCAGGGAAATGTGAATGGCAAAAAGCTTCTCAGCCCATCACAAGTGTCTGCTGATTCTGCTGATTGGAAGTTTGGATTGCTAGACGCTATCACGAAGGGTGATTTTAAGAAGGCTCGCAAGCTTGTTTGTGAATCTGCAACTCGTGAAGAGCATGAAGACGTTTACAGGTTTCTTTATGCTAATGTTGACAAGATGAAGGTTGCTGATAAAGAAGCTGCCATCATCACTATCGCTGAATATTTGTATAAGCACAGCATTGTTGCTGATACTGAGATCAATATTGCAGCTCTCATGATTGAGCTATCTAGACTTTAAGATAAACAAAAAGAGCGTTAAGTAATTCGACATAATATTACTTTAGCTATTATCTAAAATAAGCCCAAAATGAAATCAATTTTTAAGATGACGCCAGATGAGCGTAATGCAATCATGGAAGCAAATCCACCAGAAGTTTGTGGCTTGAGCACTGCAAACACGTTCTTTAGTTGGAGCTGGAAAGGCTGTGGTTTTGGGCAACTACATGTTTTTCTTTCAAATGATGGTGCGCTCATCATTAATAATGAGCGGATGGACCGTGATCGTGTTCGAAAAATTCTACACGCTTGGGCAGATTATGTTGCTGATCGTGCTGTTCTTCAAGATAATCCTGACGATGTTCCACTGATAGATATTAAAGCAGAACGAGAAGCAGAGCTTCTTGCTGAAGAAGAGTACATGAAGAATAATGGATTGATTTAAACCATGAAGAAGTGCTTTTCTTTAGACATTTTTAAGCTGTTAAATGACATTGACAACCCAAAATCAGGTGATCTTTACACAACGATGTCTGATGATGAGCGCAAGGGATTTGCACCATTAGTTGTTATGCGCTGGATGTCAGGAACCTCTGACGAACGACAAATTATTTTACTGAATGAGTTTGTTAATCCTTATGTTTTTTCACTAGGAAAACACCCTCATCTGTTGATGCAGCTTCTTCAGACCGCATCATCAAAAACAAGTAAGCGGTATGTATGGCTTGGCATAAAATCCAAGAAAAAACTGGTTGAAGCATATCGCGTAATTCAAGAGTACTTTGAACTTTCTACACGAGAAGCAAAAACATACTCTCTTCCACCAGTAGAAGAGCTTATTAAGATGGCAGAAGAGCTTGGATGGCAAAAAGATGAAATTGCAAAGCTCCAAAAGGAGTTAAAAGAAAATGGTTAATTTTCCTGATCATTGGGTTATTATTGAACAGCTGTTAGATAATAAACAATCAAAGAAGGTACTAGCTGGCTGGTACGGAGGGTATTATACCAGTAATTCTTGGAAGCTTAGCTCTGGTATTGTCAAAGTTACAAAGGAAAATCAAAACGTTTTTCATTTTGATAATGTTAGTGGAAGTCACTACGTATGTAAAAAAGATGAATATGGTATGACAGACTTGATGTCTGGAGCGCTAACATTTTATGAGAAAGAAATTGTAAAAGCTGGTGGTAAAATTCGAATTTTACCACTGGATGATGTAGAGGCGCTTGTATAATGCGTTTAATTAATGTGATATAATTTCTAAAAACATAATGTGCTATTAGAAAATATGTCAAACATATAAAACATATAAAACAAAAATGCGTGAAGTGAATCGTAAGCAACGTAAAAAGAGATGGATAGATGCTAAGAATCTTATGCGTAAATATCCTGAGTGCGCATATGGTGGTGATTTTTATTGCAATCATGTGTATGAGCCTGAGTGCCCATGGGTATGGGTTGATTTTCGTTTCTTCCATTCCAAATTAAAACGGTACTTTGCTGTAGCAATGGTAACCGCAGAATTTGAAGCATATGAGATTAATAGTGAGAAAGCGTGGGAAATGGCAAATTTTCCACCATCAACTGGACCTAATACTAAAGAACTTAGAGATCAGTACCAAACAGCGGCTACAAGGTGTAATAAGATACTCCGCGAGCTTTGTAATACACCTTCAATAATTACCCCTAGGATTGAAATCAAGGATTATGGTTCGGTTGCGGTTGGGGTTAAAGCAACTGTAAATACAGAGTACATCGATGAGCACTACATCAGAGATTTTATCAAATTCTTCCGCACACTTGGAGAACCTACACAGCCAGGATGGAAATGGGAAGGTGAAGCAATTGAAGTCATTGCCTCAAGACTCCTTGAAAAAGAAGCCTGCTCTTCTTAATCCTGAGGAGATTGCAGCTCGGCGCGTTCCGCTTGAACAGGCTGAAATCAACTTAGGAAAGGTTGGTAACTGGTATTGTCATTACTGTTCTAGAAGGTTCGGAAACGAGACGACCTTCATGAAACATCACTGTGAACCAAGGCGCCGCGCCCAGGAACTTCTAAGCCCACTTGGGCAATCTGCCTATAGTTTGTACCGCGAGTGGATGCGCCAAAAACGATACTCACAACCATCCTCAGCTGCCTTTTTGGAATCAAAGTACTACAGGTCATTCATTAATTTTGCACAGCTTGTTGCTGATGCAAATATAAGTAAACCAGAAAAATATATTCAATTGATGGTAGAAGCAGACATTCTCCCAGTGCTGTGGTGTCGTGATTCTGCTTACGCGCTGTACTTGGATTGGGCTGACAAGATTTCTGATCCATTAGATCAAGTGCAGGACTCTATCAACTATCTTCTTGACATATGTGAAAAGGACAATGTAAAATTGTCAGAAGTGTTTACACACCTTGGACCACAACAAGTTCTTTCTCTTATTCGTCAGAGACGGTTGTCACCTTGGTTGTTGTTTTGCTCTGCTTCTTTTGGAAGGTTCTTGAAAACTTTAGACGCTTCTCAACTGAAAGCGTTTAATAATGTGGTAAACTCCGCGTACTGGGCAGATCGTTTCAACAAGGAGCGTGCTACGGTTGAAAATGTGAAACACATAGCAAAAGAGATGGGACTGTAATGGACGTTGACGTTGATACGACCACATCATTTAAGCCTGAGAAATTTTTTCCATGGACTAAAGCAAGCGTTGTCAAGAATGGAGCTTTGACGCCACATCCATGCGGGGTTTATCCTCAGCAGATTCCAGTTGATCCTTTAACCGGATTGGCTGCTATTCCTTATGACAAGGCAGAAGACCTTGGGTACCTAAAGATCGATTTTCTTCACTTAAGTGTTTATGATTATTTCAAATCAAGAGCTGAAATAGAAGAACTTGTTGAAATAGAGCCAGATTGGGGGTTGCTGCTAGTTCCTCAAGAGCAAAAGAAACTGTTTCAATTATCAAATCATGGGGATGTTCTTGATGCCGTAAAACCACGTAGCATTGAAGAATTAGCAGATGTTTTGGCACTAATTCGACCCGGCAAAAAGAAGCTCATTAAGCTCTATCTTTCACAGAAGGAAGCTACTCGTAGAATTCTTTACGCGAAGGATGAGAATGGTTACTCATTCAAAAAGTCTCACGCCATTGCTTACGCGCTTGTAATAAAATTGCAACTTTTGCTTATTCAAGCTGGTGTTCTTTAGACATCCCCATTCTGAGAAAATAAAAATTCATCTGACATGTATACAAGGTTTTTATCATAAAACAATTTTGTTGGTGACACAGTTCATGATACACTGATGGGTAAGTCTGCACTTGAACAACTGGTTATGCAGTTTGATGGAGTGATTTTACATGAATAGATTTATGATATAATAACACAAAGGTTGAAAATGTTTAAAGGATAAAAGATGAGCGTGCATAATGAAATTATACTTTTCAGAGTTCCTTTTGGATCCCATTTGTATGGAACAGCAGGACCAACTTCGGATTATGATTATAAGGCAGTGGTTCTTCCAAAACTAGATGATCTGCTTTTGAATAAGAAAATCAGCATTCGAAAGGAAAGACCGGATCATCTAAAAGACGGTGATAAGATGTTATCTGGAGAAACAGAAACAGAATACATACCACTTCAGGTTTTCTTTGATGACTTCTTTAATGGGCAAACCTATGCATTAGAAGTTGCGTTCGCTGTTGTGCAAGGGCTGCATGATGTTCCTGAACATGATGGAGATAAGAGCGAGCACTTTAAATATCAGCAACGTCTGATGGCTGATCTAGTACAGCAATTCTTGACAAGCAATGTTAAGAAGATGGTTGGGTATGCCGTAACACAATCGCAAATGTACGGGGTGAAGACTGAGCGCTTTACATCGTTAAAGACATTTCTTAACATTGTTAATGAGCATTTTGAAAGGTTTAATTTTGGTAACTTATCTACCGAATTAAAGATGAGTAATACACAGTTAAATTCTGTCTTTCATTCTGATTTGCTTAGTAAGGTGCTAACACTCCCGCACGTCAACATGGTTGAAGTGCTAAATGTTAGAGGGGGAAAAGAGACAACTCCTGCAATAGAGGTTGTTGGAAAGAAATTTCCATTGACTAGCTCATGGCTTTCAGTGTTCAACTCATTAACAAAGACACTTCATACATATGGAGAACGTGTTAAGCAATTTGACGGAGAAGGAATTGACTGGAAGGCTTTAAGCCACGCGATAAGAATCACTGAACAAATTTTAGAACTGTCAAAAGAGGGAACACTTACGTTCCCTCGACCAAATGCAGCATTCTTAAAAGCGGTTAAGAATGGTGAAGTTCAACTTGATGAAGCAACATCATATCTTAACGCTAAGTTTTCAAAAGTAGATGACGCTATTGCAAACTCAGTATTACAACAACGAACTCCCGAACTTGAGAAAAAATTCGAAGAGTTTAAGTTGAAGGAGTTGAAGTCTCTGTATGGGCTTCTAACTTCTTGAGCTTAATAGGGATGCCTTCTGGAATAGGTATTACTCGTCGGCGTTTTACTTTGCTCTTAGATAATCCTTCATAAGAAAATGCATTGCCTACAATACGTGACACGTAAGTGGTATCAAAGATCTTATAGATAGGTGCGAGTGCTTCTGTAAGACCTAATCTTGCAAGTTCAACACTTAGCGGGTGTTTTTCTGAAGATTTGTAAAACCACAGTGTAACTGCGCTTAAGAACTCTCTAATTGGAATGTTCTCCTGTTCAGCATAATCAAGAACATACGCTCCTATTTCATCTGGTGACATGTTATCAATGATACAAAGATAAATCTCACGCTTGTATTCGAGCAGTGCTAAGTATAACAAATTTCCACGATCTTTGATATATTCTACTTTTAATTCTGGTATTTTCTTTTTTGCCACTATGTGATCTCCTATTATCAGGTACTTCTATATTTAACCTGCATCAAACCTGACCACATTTGGATATACTTTGAATAAATCAATTGTATTTAACTGTGTATGCGCGTTGAGTGTGTATAAAATTATGTTCATATAATGAAAATCTTTGATTGCTTCTGATATCACTACTAATCTATAACACCATAAGAAACACGGTTGCCTGACGAAAATGTTTAATAACGTTTAAAACACTGATGAATTTTGTATTTTATAAATGTTAAAAGGTGATGAGGTAAAATAATGAAGAATCAATATTTCGAGAAGAATGCAGAAATGTCTAAGCGGTACGTGAAGCTGAGCATGTGATCAATCAAAGCAACAAGGATTATACCACTGGCTCATGATGACATCACGCATGCCGCTCAGTGGCATGGACTTGTAGGTGAGCCGTAAAAAGTAGACAAATATGTTTACAAGGTAGGATTGTTGTGGTATAATTATTCTATCATCAACCAACACATAAAGGCTGTATCATGGCAACGATCGAACTGGATATTATCAACGTCCTGTCCCGTGAAGCTGAAGTTGAACTTGAGCTGCAATACGGTATTGAGCTTATGTTGATCACTGAAAATGGTCCTGCTGGCGGGAACCCGCTGTACTCTGTACAAGGCAACAGTACTGACATCATCAAGTTCCTGAAAGAGTGGTACTATGGTCCTGACTTTGGTACTGAAGCCTTCATCATGGGTGAAATCAAAGCTGTCTATTCTAATTTGTTTGTCAGCTAAGAGAAATCATGTCTGACAAGAAGGTAATCAACCTCGGCAACAATGTCTAGGATGTTGTGACTTGTTTGAAAGGCACAACATTGCAGATCATGGAGCATATGAATGGCACTCGTCAGATTGCCATTCAACCGAAGGGCGACGGCTCTACCATTCCAGAGTCGGTGTTCATTGATGACTACCTCATCGATATTGATGAGGGGTTGCATCTCATGTACCTGCCGAAGACAAGACCAATTTTGCTATGGGCCAAGAAGTTTGAGAGATCGCACCTGGTCAAACCGGTATTATTACTTCACGTGATGTGAACATTCTTGAAAAGAAAAAGACTTTTGAAGCCTACCTCGGTATATCAATTGGCCTAGACTCTTGATTCGATTCCAAGCCAATGCGTCAACTCATTCGCTGCCTTAGCTCAGTGGTTAGAGCAGTCGACTCATAATCGATCGGTCGCAGGTTCGAATCCAAGCCAAGAGGCCAAATAACTTGACAATGACATCGCTTTAGCCCTAGTCAATTGGAGCTTTGTTCTTATAAGGTGAAAAGTATTATGTATTACGTGTCTGAAGTTTCGCCTAAAGGAAATCACTCGTGGAGCTACGTGTCACAGGCAGAGGCTGATGCGCGTTGCAAAGAACTAGATGAAGCCAACTGTGTAAACTGTTTCGGTTGTGTCGAATGCATCAATTGCAGCCACTGTGTAGGCTGCGTTGGATGTGTTGATTGCACAAATTGCACCCACTGTACTGATTGTATCGATTGTACAGATTGTATCGATTGTACAGATTGTAAAGTCTGCTCCACCGGTAACGAATGCAAAGTTTGCACAGACTGTACTGACTGCATCAATTGCATCAATTGCGTGCAGTGTGCTGGCTGTACTGCTTGCAACGAATGCAAAGCTTGCTTCAATTGCGATGATTGCGAAGAATGTGAAGACTGTACATGGTGCACTAGTTATACTCGGTCTAGTGGATTGACATATCACATGAATCATGACGTTGATGATTATTCAAAATGATGATGTCAACGGATAGGAATCATCTGTAAGCAACTTTGCAACATGTACGATTGTTTGATATTTTGCTAGAACATGTTATAATATACCCAACAATAAAAATTGTGAAAGGAAAATGATGAACCCAAAGACATATCAAGTTAAGTTGCGTAATTTTCTTGGACCTAAGACAAAAACTCTCATTGGGCGAGATTCATATACTTTTGAAATTCATGCTGCCAATTATCAGGAAGCATTGGATTGGGTTACGCACATGTTCGATGGCATTGATATGGAAATGTGCGCTGACT